GCATTGATAATGCTCTAATTATATAATCTTCTTGAGTTACAGATCGTAATTGGTTTTGGAAATTACCGGTTGCATTTCTCATAATTTCTTCTATAGTAACAACATCATGACCACCATCCGCAGCCAATACATTATTTGAAGCTATAGAAGCAAAAATAGTATTTGCTAGTGAAGAATCGGATAGATTTGTATTTAAAAACACAATATTAGTATCATCAATTGCTGTTAACGAACCAGCCTCAACATTTGCACCAACTCCCCCACCAGTTAAGTATCTAACCGTTAAAGTGGTGTTAGATGGGGCGATACCATAAGTATTTGTAAATACAAAATTCAATGGAGAAAAAGCTGTTGTTAATTTTGTTTTTTCAAATGGTAGACCTAAACCTACATTATCTGGATTTGGAACTATTTCTTCATCATTATCTCCAAAATTACCAGCTCCGAATTGTATTTCTAATGTACTTTCATTTTTAAATCTAGTAACAAATCTTCTTTGTACTTGTTTTAATTGAAGTAAATATGGAGCATCACTATTATCTGAATAGTTAGGATCATTTACATTTGTATTTCTGATTGAATCAAATACATTTTCTTGAGCCAAATTAGGAACTTCATACCATGTATTATCATCACTGTCTTTTACATCTAAAATACCTATAAGATTTGAAACATTTAAAGTACGAGTATCAAATCTTTGAGGTGCCGTAAAAGTAAATGTTGTTGTATTAACAGTAGCTGAAATTGCTTTTCGTGTTTTTTTCAACAAATAAAATGTTGGTTGTGTCCCTGATAATTGGTAAACTGAAACTTCAGTTGGATCCATTGAAGATGAAACAGAAAAATCAACTACATCTTCAATTAAAAATTTAATATTGCTATTAGCATTAGAGCTAACCTGAGTATTTTCAGGTATTTTTAAAGTATAATCATAATCGGGAACAGTAACACCACTAACTAATTTAGCAGGCACTTGTTGGAAAAAATCTATATCAACAGATGCTGCTGTAGTTACTTTAGGTACATAACCTAACATATAAGACAAATTGAATAAATTTTCAGTTTGACGTGCAGTTTGGATAAATGTTTCTTGAATTTGATTATCTAAGTAAAATGATAAAACATCACCTACATAAGAAGACATTTCAATAAACAGCATACCTGTAGATGTTTCCGTAAAGTCATTAAATGTATTAGGAAAATATGTTTTTGAATAATCAATGAGGGCACTTCTAAAATCATTGAAATCCCTATTGATATAACGTATGTCTCTTTTTAAATCTACCATTATTGTAATAATATGTTAACACTTTCTTCTATACCAAATAAAACTATTTGATATGTTAATGTAAAATTAATTGTATTAGAATCAGGAATATTGTCAAATATTACCTGTTTCACTTGCACTTCAGGAAAAAAAGAATAAATATCGTTTTGTATTCTTTCTCTTAAATCCTCAGTTGTTGTATCTGAAACGTTTTCAAATAATAAATTTCTCAAATCAGCACCAAAATTAGGATTAAATACTCTTTCACCTCTATTAGTTAATAAATAATTAACTAGATTAGCTTTAATTTGATCCCTAGTTTGATATGTAGGCACAAATACAGCATCTCCATTTAATGGAAAGCCAAACCCTACTGCTCTTCTAGCTTCAGTATCAATTGGGTATTTATTTTGTATAATTTGAGCCATTTAAATTTTTTATTTTGCTGACATTAAACCCATTATCTGACTCATATCAACATCTCCTGGAGGTAATGAACCATTTGCAGAATCAAATCCTGCTTGTGGTCTAAATGATTGAGCATGAGAAGAATTAAGTGATACTGATGTATTATTTAACGCCTGTTCATACATATTTTTTCTCTGAGCTGCACTCATTTGTGGTTGTGTATTAGTTGATTGTGGTTGAATCGGTTGTACTGATTCTTGCATAACTGCCACAGATGAACCTTTAGGTGCACGAACAGCTTCCAATAGAATATCTTTGATTTCCTCTTGAATTGCCTCTTTAACGGCCTCTTTGATCATTTTTTTAAGTTCTGTAGATTTCATTTTGTTTATAAATATTAGGTTAATTAATTTTGTTAAAAAAGTTTTAAGATCCTGTGTAAGGACCAAGTCCAAATGTCCTATCAGCTATAAGAAGTATTGTATTAACTGAAACTGGTTCGCCTGATGAGGTTTTAAAGTTAGGGAATAATTCTTGTATATAGTCAACCCAACTAATAGCAGTCATAATTGGAGAGCTTAACAGATAATTAACTTGTTCCTCATTAAATCCTTTACTTATTAATATTTGCTTATTCAAAAATTCTTGTGGAGATAACCCATTATCTATTTGTCGAATAATATCTTCAACAAGCATTCCAGAATTGTTTATAATCCACCCAGCTTCAATTATATTAAACCCTCTACTTATCAAACTTTGTCGTGCTTCTTTTACCTTATTTTCTAATATTTGTGCTGGGGCTAGAGGAGATGAAGATGGTATATCTTCTTCAATTGCTTGCTCAATATCTATCTTTCCAATATTATTTAATGATGTAGATTGAATTATATATTGATCTATATTAAATATAGTTTCATCAACTAATACTTGTATGGATGTGGAAAAAGAATATGAGCTATCTGTGTTTACATCTCCAGCACCTTGATCAGGTGGGGATGAATATAATGTAACTCCTCCCCCAAAAATATTAGTTTGCGGGCTTCTAACTGCCTTAATTCTTCTAGCAGGAAAACTAAAAGTATTAGTTGAATCAAATTCTAATGTAAACTTAAATCCTTTATATTCATAATTTCCACTTTCAAGTAAAAATAATAAATCATCATTAGCTGCTTTATTTGCTTCAGCATCAGATGATGATTCTGAAGGTCCAGCAGTTACCGCTAAAGATTCTTGAATATTACTTGTAATAGATGATAAAGTTTCATCTACATCAGCTTGAGAAACAGGACCAGGTTGTAATAATAACTTAATAAAAGTTATGATTTGAATGATTTGATTAAATATAGGAGTAAATAAATTTAAACTAGCAACTATTGGAATTAATATTCTATTAACAGTATCTATAGCATCAGGAACTGCCTCTAAAGGTGGTTTTATTTTTTCTATTTGTTTATCAGTTTTAACTAATACATCAGCAAATCCAGTTACAACATTAGCTGGAACACCAACTCCAACAGGTGAACCTAATGGGATTGGGATTGCTTTTACAATGGTTATAGCGTTTTCTAAAACTGAAACTAAAGTGTTTAAAGTACTAGCTACACTTTCTAAAGTGTTTAGGGGAGCTGTAATAGTATTTAAAGTACCTTTTACCACATTTACAGTTTGTATAACCCCATTTAAAGCATTTTCAATCCCATCCAAAACACCTACAATTTGAACTCTTTGGGGTTCTGGGATTGGTGGTGCTAAATCTTTTGCAGTATTTAAAACATCAGGAGATAAAAAATTAGAAGGTAATGTTCCACCATTTAATACTTCTCTTGTTGAAAATGGTAATTCAATTGGAACTTGTTTTTCAACTTGAGTAGCTACAGTGTCTATTGCCTTACCTTTAAGAGCAGCAACAGCTAAATCCATATTAATACCATTTTTAGTAGCACCTACAACTGAACTAGATATTAATTTATCAAATGCCATTACTTAGTTTTAGTTGTTTTAGATTTATATGTTTCAAGACTATTAAGTACTTGTGTTGCAACTTGAGTCATTGCAGTTGCTGAAGTAGCAATAGCAGGATTAGGTGGTGTAATACTTGGAAGTGCTGTTCCTAATGATATCATTTGAGTAAGTAATCTACTTAAATCAGAAAAGAATTTATCACCTAATATAACAGATTCAAATGCGTCTCTATCTCCTAATAAAACTTTATTTGATTGTATTACTGTTTTAGGAGCATCAATATTAACATCATTAACAGCATTTAAATTAATACTATTTTTAGAACTCATTAAAATTGAATCTGATTTAGTATTAAATAATAATCTACCAGAATTTAAAATAATTTGTTCACCTGCAAATTTATCAGGTGATGTTGGAGCTGTTTTATATGAACTATAAGATTTACTTGAAACTTCAATAGGAATAGATTGAGTTGAAGTCATATAAACAGAAGAACCTTGTTTGTTAATATCTTCTACTTGTGGTATCCAAGCATCTTTATTATCATTGTATTGTGAATTTCTTAAAATTGTTAAAGGATCACCATTATCACCTGTTCTAGACCATGGATTTAATATTGGGGAATCATTAACAGTTGAACCAAATCTTAAACTTTGACCCCATCTACCCTCATAAAATATATCACCCTCAAATGGTTGTAGGTTTTTTATATTTAACTTTTCTATAAATGTATTACCTAAATCAATTTCAGAACCACCATCAGTTACTCTTCTTACAGCACCTGCTTCAGTTTGTTCATAATCTTGTTGCTGTGATGGAGGTAAAGAATTACCATTTATTGGATCTGGGATAGCATTATGATGAACACTATTCCATATATTTACAGGTTGAAAATAATAAAATGAAACATCATTTACATCTCCTTGAATATCACTATTAGGGAGAGGTAGTATATAAACTATTTCATTCTCTAATGGAAATATTTTATTGTTTGGAAATAATGGTTTAGCAAAATTATCTGTAGTAAAATTTTTAGATGGATTTGGATTATTTAATTTTGAGAAAAATAAAGATCCAATTGAAGACCATTCTCCAAATTCTTTAAATACAGTTGGCTCAGTCTTATCATCTAAGATAGTATACCTAACCCTAGCTCCAAATACTCCTGATAGGGATGATTTGACAGAAGGTGTTGATTGTAATGAAGAAAGACCTGTTACCTGCTTAGCCATTATTTATCGTCATTTGGTTTTATTTGCAAATCTTCCATTGCTTGGATAAGTTGTTCTTTTTCATCATCAGTTATACCAAAACTTCCATCATCTTTTTGACCTGAATTTAATACACGTTGAACGATAGTAGCCATTTTAATTAACTGCTCATCATTTTTTACACCAATTTCCATATATTCTTTTATTAAAGGAACGATAAGTGTAGCATCACCAATTTCGTTAATTAATGGTTTTAACTCTGAGATTAGAGCTGTTACTTGTACGTCTTTTTTCTTTTGATTATTGTAAATCTCTTCTAGGATGTCCGAGAACTTTTTATTTCCAAACACTACTGAATCTAATTGTCCCATAGTTTTATTTATAAATATACTTAAATAAAATTTTTAGGATGGAAATCTACCTTGATC